TGGTGATCGCGGAGGCCGACAAGGCCCAGCGCGACCGCACCTGGGGCCGAATGGGCGTGCCCGACGAGCTCGAGCCGTTTGCCAAGCTGCGGCGGTGCTCAGAGACGACGCTCGCCACGACGTTCGAGGAGGCGGCAGCCGCGATCCAGAACGGCTATCCCGTGGTCGTGTGTTCGGGGCAGGGCTTCTCCATGTCCCGCGACGAGGACGGCTTCTGCAAGCCCGGCGGCGTGTGGTGGCACTGCATGTGCCTGGCAGCTTGCAGATGGGGCAAGCGGCCTGGGCTGCTCTGTTTCAACTCATGGGGCGACTCCAACACCGTCGGCAAGCACTACCCCGAGACGATGCCCGTCGTCGTCCGTAACTGCTCGTTCTGGATCGACGCAGATGTATGCACGCGGATGCTGTCGGGTCGCGACTCATACGTCTACGCCGGCTACAGCGGCTTCCAGCCGACGCAGCTGCCCGACTGGACTGGAGGCACGCTGTGACGCCGTGGCGCTGGCTGGTGCTGTTGGCCCTGACGCTCGTGGGCTGCGTCGCCAGCATCCCGAACGACCCGACGATCTCTGCCGACCTGGCCGCCGAGACGGCTCGTGCGGTGATGGCCCTGCGTCGCGAGCAGCCGCCGGCCCCGGCCCCGAAGCCGGGGGACCAATGCGCAAACTGCGACGGCCGTGGCTATCTCGGAGACGGCACCGTGAGAGTGAAGTGCGAGCCGTGCGGCGGCACCGGGAAGGTGCGATGACGCTCGCGCAAACGAAGGGCTACGTCTGGCGTCGCCTCGGCGTGCGGAAGCACCTCGTCGGCCGTGCCGTGGTTGACGACCTGGTCGAACTCGCGATCGAGAACTGGGCCGGGGCCTTTCTGAACTACTGCCAGAACGACAACGACCGCCGCATGGTGTGCGGCGTGATCCTCGACAACATGCGACGCAGCCACCAAGTCGTGAGCGGGAAAGACCCGGCAGAGTACGGGGTTGTGTGGGCGTTCATCCTGCAAGCGGTCGCGAGTGCCGTGGTACAAGTGCTGCTGCGGTGGTGGCTTGAGCGCCGGGCGAATCGCGTGCTGCTCCTGGCCATGAAAGCGGAGCTGACGACGTGACCACCGAGACAAAAGACACGCTGCTGTCGGTGCTCCGCGACTATGGATTCGCAACCGTGCTGGCGATTGCGCTGCTCTGGGTCGGCAGGCAAGACGTAATTCTGCCGATGGTCGAGGCACACCGAGAGTTCCTACGGGACGTTGCGGCCACGCAAAAGGAAATCAGTGCGGCGATTAGCGAGCAGACCCGCCTGCTCTATGCCCTCCAACCACGATCACCCAAAGAACCCGATGGAGCGAACTGATGGCGACGTATGAGCAACTGCCAGGCACGCTGGGGCTGGCGTTCAGGCGCGGTGATTTCGTCTCCACGCTGATCGACTTCGACCCGGTGTCGTTCACGGGCCAGACCGTATCGGCCACGCTGGTTTCGTCTGTCAGCGGTCTGACCGTGGCACCGATCACGGTGTCGTTTGCCAGCGCGTCGGCGGGACAGGTCACCATTTCGCTCAGCAAGGAAGCGACTCTCGCGCTGGCGGCCGGAACGTATCGCTGGAACCTCAAGGCGACGGACGGCACGGCCGTGCGAACGTACCTCGACGGCTATGTGGAAGTGAGCGGCTGATGGGCATCAGCGTCTCGACATCGAAGCAGAGCGTCACGGCTACGGTGAACGACCAGACCGTGAAGGCGTCGGTCGCTGGCGGCAATACGTCGTCGGCTACCGTCACAGCCGGTTTTGGGGCTACAGGAGCACAGGGCCCGTCCGGCGTGGTCAACATTACCGCGCCCATCACGAACACGGGCACGGCTTCCGCGGCCGACATTGGCATCTCGCTGGGCGAGGGCCTGTCGGTGTCGAGTGGCAGCCTGCGGGTGACGCCGGGCACATACGCAACGCTCGTCGGCGGCACGGTGCCGTCGGCCCAGTTGCCGAGCTATGTTGACGACGTGCTCGAGTTCGCGAACGTCGCATCGCTGCCGGTGACGGGCGAGTCGGGCAAAATCTACGTCGCCCTGAACACGGGTCGCATCTACCGCTGGAGCGGTTCGGCGTACTTCGAGATCAGCACGCCGCCGGCCAATACGGACGCGGTGCCAGAGGGTTCTAGCAACCTGTATTTCACGAACGCTCGGGCCCGCAACTCGTTCGGCACCGGCACGACGGGCCAGGTCGTCGCTTGGAGCGGCAGCGAGTGGACCGCTGGCACCGTGGCCATCGCCAGCGTCACGGGACTGCAGACCGCCCTCGACGGCAAGGCCGCGTCGTCGCACAACCACGACGCCTCCGCGATCAACGCCGGGACGCTCGGGGCGGATCGCCTGCCACTGGCGTCGGCGAACACGCGAGGCGCGGTGCGAATCGGTAACGGCGTCAGCATCGACGGCAACGGCGTGATCTCGGTGTCGGGTGGCGGTGGCAGCAGTTACGACCAATCACTGAACAAAACCGACTCGCCGACGTTCGCTGGCCTGACGCTGGGCGACGGCGGAAGCATTGTCGCAGATATAGGTGACAGCCTCATCGGCCTACAAATCGACCCATTTGCAATTGATCCGTTTCTGCAAATTTCTGCCTACAGCGACCAGACGATTCTGGACACGCTTGTTGTTGGCGTCCGCGCGAGCGATGAATCGGCGTTTATCCAGAGTTCGGCCAACAGGCTCCGCGTTGAGCAGAGCGGCGGCGGCCTCGGCGATCTCACGCTCGCCGGTATCAAGTTTGCCGACGACAGCCAACAGACAACGGCATGGACTGGAGGCGTTGACGCCGCGAACGTCACCGGGCTGGCGACGGTGGCGACCTCCAACTCGTACGACGACCTAGACGACCAGCCGTCGTTGTTCGACGGGGACTACACATCGCTCACGAACGTCCCGTCTACCTTCGCACCCGTCACGGCATCCAGCAGCGTGATCGGCGGCGTCCGCGTCGGCACAGGGCTCTCCATTGACGGCGACGGCATCCTGTCGGCGAGTGCCGTGGCCTACGCCGTCCGCAGCGACACCGTGTCGGGCGTGTCGTACATCGGCCGCGCCCTGTCTGGCAGCGCGACGAGCGCGAGCGTGTGGACGATCCGCCGAACCACCGTTGCCGCCGCTGGTACGGTGACGACGGCGACGGCCACAAGCGTCAAATGGGACGACCGACTCACAGCCTCGTATTCGTAGGAGCACGCATGAACGCCACCACGCCCGTGACCATCAACGGCCAGACCTACCCGGTGTGGCAGATTTCGCTCGCCATCTCGCAGACGCTCAAAGCCGACGGCTCGCAGCCGATCTCGTTTGCCCTGCGATGCGTGCCGTCCCGCGTCGCGGACGACGGCACAGTATCGACGCTCGACTCGGCTGCCGTGACAGTGCTGCGGGGCAGCGAGACAGAGATCAGCGACCCCGTGGAGCAGGCGGCGTTCGCCGCCGTGCAGCAGGCGGTGGTCGGCTACCTCGTCGCCAAGGGGTTGTGAAATGCCCACCTATTACGCCCGCAAGGCAGCCAATATCGACGCCGCAGACATCTGGGCGACAACGCCAACTGGCACGGCTGGCGCGGTGACGTTCGTAGCGGGCGACGTTCTGGTTGCGAACTCGTTCACCGTCACCGTCAACGTGACCACCAACCTGGGCGCGACAGGCGAGGTGCGTAACGACACCACGGGCGGCGCGACAAACGGTGGATCGTTCTCGCTGTCGAACGGCATCACGCTCACGGCAAACATCATCAGCGGCACGGCCGCGAGTACCTCTTGCGCGACGCTTGCTAGCACGGCGAGTGCGACGGTGGTTGGCAACATCACGGGCGGGCCAGCGGGAGGGTCGTCGTCTCATGGCATGACGCACTCGGGCAGCGGCACGCTGACGATCACTGGCAACGTGACTGGCGGCGGTGCCACGTCCTGCACCGGGATCAGCGCCACCTCGTCTGGGGCAGTTGTCGTCACCGGCAACCTTACCGGTGGTTCTGCCACTGGAGCGCACGGCATATCGCGTTCTAGTAGCGGTTCGCTGACCGTGACCGGCAACGCCACTGGCGGATCGGCGGAAGCGCATGGCTTGTCAACGGCCAGCAGCAGCACGGCGACGGTGACCGGCACGGCCACTGGCGGGACTAATGCAACCGGGCATGGAATCTCTGTAGCGTCTTCCGGCGCGACTACGCTGGCCGGAACTGCTGTTGGCAACGTCGGGATCGGGATGTCTGTATCCACAGGCGCAGGCGGAGCAAATACGGCGACGCGAGCCAAGGGCGGCTCATCGTCAAATAGCGCCGTTGGTGTGTCGCAGGCTGGCAACGGCGTCGTCAGCGTCCAGGAGGTCGAGTGGGGCGACCTCGGGGCGTCTCCGACCAGCGGCGCGATCCGGTTTACGAGCAACACCAGCAACGTCGCCCTGATCTACATACCGTCAGCGGCGAAGAAGACGTTGGTGGATGCCAACGCGGGCGGGCTGATGCCAGCGGCGTCGAATGTCCGCTCGGGCGTCGTTTACAACGGCGGCAACAGCACCGGCACCTGCGCCGTGCCAGGAGCCGCAAGCGTGCTGGTTGGCGTTGCCGTAGACAACACGGTTGGCACGGCGGCCGTCGCGTCCGCGGACATCCAATCAGGCTGTGCGGCAGCACTGTCGGCGTTCTCGTCGGGCAGGCTGGCGAACGTCGCCACCGTGGCGAGCACGGGGCAGCAGTTGGCGGATGCGTTGAATCAGTGAGCGGCGTTCGTTGAGGCGGCGAGGTTGTGAGCAGATGCCAGACAAGGTAGAGCGATGGCGCCCGCGGCGGATGCGGCCGAGCGTGAAGAAGGAGACGGGCCACTACCAGACCGCGGACTGGGCAGCCAAGCGGGAACGGATCCTGGTGAGGGATGCGTTCGTCTGTGCGGCCTGCGGCCGTGTTGTCTTGGGCCGAGCGGCCCACGTCGACCACATCATCCCGCTCGAGCTCGGAGGGACCGATGCCGACTCGAACCTACAGGTCCTGTGCGAGGCCGACCACGGCAGGAAGACCAGGGGAGAGCAGCGGCAACGAGGGCTTGCATGACTGCCGAAACGGCATGGGGGTGGGGTCCGGCCGACGATTGAAGACCGCCAGAAAACCTCACGGGCGTTCGAAACGAATTTCCGACCACGTTTTCGACAACTAGGTGACCTATGGGCCGCCGCGGCCGCCATCCGGACCCCAACTCGAAGCGATCCCGGGCCGCCCTGGCCCGCGCCGAGCAGCTCGGCCGGCCGGGGGCCGCGGCCTTGACGAATACTGTCAAGGCTCCGGCCGCCGCGCCGCTCAAGCCGCCGTCTAGGGTCGCGGGCATCCCGGCCGCGCTCGCCTTCTGGGAACGCAACGCCCCAATCCTCGAGGCCGACGGCCGGCTGACCGCCGACCGGGTCGACGCCTTCGCGATCCTGTGCCGGCTCCAGGCGGAGATCGAGCAGCTCGAAGACCAGGTCGCCGCCGAGGGCTGGATCACGGCCACCGGGAAGGGGCAATCCGCGAGCCCGGTGGCGAGGCTGCTCCGTGACTCACGGCGGGACTGGGTGACACTGGCGAGGGACTTCGGTCTGACCGCGGCCGCCGCGGCCCGGATGCCGCAGGAGCCGAGCGTTGGCGAAGAAGCAGTCGACGAAGAGGACCAGCTCCTCGCGAAGCTCTCGATCCGCCGGGCCTGAGCGCCGCCCCGAGTACGTCCCTGGTTACGAGTGGGGCCCGGCCGCGGCCGAAGCGCCGGTCGAGTTCATCGAGACGCTCTGCCGGCATCCCGACGAGCGCGGCGGCGAGCCCAAGCGGATCGAGCTGATCGACTGGCAGAAGGAGCGAGTCCTGCGGCCGCTGTTCGGCTGGCGGCGCCCGGACGGCCGGCTCCGGTTCCGGCGGGCCGGGATCTTCGTCCCCAAGAAGAACCGCAAGAGCTCGCTCATGAGCCAGCTCGCCCAGTACCTCGTGACGTGCCACGCCCCGGCCCAGGACTGCTTCCTGGCAGCGAACGACCGGCTCCAAGCCCGGACGATGTACCGCATGGTGCGGCAGTCCGTGGAGGCCAGCCCCAAGCTCTCGAAGCTGCTCGAGGTCGTCGACTCGCGGAGCATCATCCGCAACCGCGAGACCGGCAAGGAGATCCGATGCCTGTCGAGCGACTCGTGGCGGAACGAGGGCCTGAACGGCTCCGTGATCCTGGACGAGATCCATAGCTTCCGCTCGCCCGACCTGGTCGACGCATTGATCTACGCCACCCGCGGCACGGCGAACGGCCTGGTGATCTCCATCTCCACGGCGGGCAGCGACCGAAACGGCATCGGCTGGCGGTGGTGGCAGGACTGCGAGCTCGTCATCCAGAACCCGAAGACGAACCCGACCTTCTACGGCCTGATCTACGCGGCCACGCCGGACGACGACTTCTCGGACCCCAAGGTCTGGCGGAAGGCGAATCCGTCGATGGGCGTGGCGTTCCCCGAGGACGAGTTTGCGGCCGACTACCAGGACGCCACGACCGACGCCCGCAAGATGTCGAAGTTCCTCCGGTACTCGCTCAACGTCTGGCAGGCCGGGGACGCCCGCTGGTTCGTGGGGCCGATCGACTGGTCGGCCTGCGGCTCGGGCCCGCTCGCCCCTACGGCCGGCCGGCCCTGCTGGGTCGGCGTCGACCTGGCCTCGAACCTCGACATGACGGCGGCCGCCTTCGTCTACAAGGAGGCCGACGGGTCCTACTCGGCGGAGTGGAAGTACTGGGTCCCGCGCGAGACCGTGGCCGACCGGGTCCGCGAGGGCATCCCCTACGATGCCTGGATCCGGGACGGCTGGGTGACGGTGACGGACGGCCACCGGCTCGACCACGAGGCCGTGGCCCGGGACATCGTGGCCCACGGCGAGACCCACGAGATCCGGGCGGTCGGCGTCGACCCCTGGCAGGCCGGGGCCCTCGAGACGCTGCTCCAGCGGGAAGGACTGAAAGTCCAGGACATCCCGCAGCGGACCGGCTATCTCAACGCGCCCTGCAAGCTGCTCGAGGCCCTGGTCGTCGAGAAGCGGCTCCGGCACGGCGGCCACCCGGTTGCCGCCTGGAACGCAAACAACGTCTGCGTTTACTCGGACTCGACTGGCATGATCAAGCCGGACAAGCAGAAGAGCACCGAGAAGATCGACGGCATCGTGGCCCTGGTCAACGCGCTGGCCCTTGCCAGCACCGACGAGGACGACTCGACCAACGCCGACGACTGGAAGGTCCACGTCCTCTAGGGCCCCCCAGGTTCACGGGGCCGCAGGATCGCCGGACACTGACGGCATGCCACGCGCGAAGGCCCCCCCGGCGAAGCGAGCCAGTCGGCGGCGGCCCGCGAGGCGGGTCGCGGCGCCCGCCCACGTCATCGAGCTCCGCGGCAGCCTCAGCGACCCGCTCGCCTGGGGCACGAGCTGGCGGACGTCGATCGGGCCCGACACGGCGATCCGGGTCTCCTCGATCCTGGGGGTCGTCCGCTGGATCGCCCAGGCCGTGGCGATCATGCCGGTCCATGTCATGCGGACGCTGCCCGACGGCCGCAAGACCGACGCCGCCCTCCCGTGCGGCTACACGATCAAGAAGCGGCCGAACCGCTGGCAGAGCGCCTACGACTTCTACCAGCTCATCGCCTACTGGACCGCCCTCCACGGCAACGCATTCGCCCGGATCCTGCCGGGCGAGCGGGGCTGGTGCTCCGAGCTGCGGCCCATGCACCCGACCCGGGTCCGCGTCCAGAGGAACGTGGACTACACGGTCTCCTACCAGTTCTTCGACGAGCTCGGCTCCTGGGTGAACCTCCGCCAGGAGGAGGTCCTCCACTGGCGCTGGCTGTCGGACAACGGCCTCGTGGGGCTCGCGCCGAGCGAGCTCTGCGGGACGTCGATCGCTCTCGCCCGCAAGCTCGACCAGGCGGCGACCGCGTTCTGGGACAACTCGGCGCGGCCCGACATGGTGATCGAGACGGACGAGAAGATCCCGGACGAGGCCGTCGCCGCCCTGCGGCATGCCATGCACGAGGTCTACGGCGGCGCCGGAAACCGCGGGAAGACGGCGGTCCTGCCGAAGAAAACCAGACTGAAGACGATCGACCAGAACACGATGGAGCAGTCCCAGTTCCAGGAACTGCGGGACGCGATCCTCCCGGACGTCTGCCGCTGCTGGGGCGTGCCGTCCACGCTGCTCGGCGATTCCAAGATGGCCCGCTGGGCCAACGTGGAACAGGAGGGCCTGTTCGCCCAAACGTGGACGCTCCTCCCCTGGATGCGCCGCATGGAGGGGCCGCTCGACATGGCCCTCCAGCCGGTCTACGGGGAGGACGTCTACGTCCGGTTCGACAACCGCGGGATCCTGCGTGGCGACACGACGACCCGGGCCGCGCTCTACCAGTCGATGTTCAACATGGGGGCGCTCGCGCCCAACGAGATCCGGGACCTCGAGGACTTCGAGCTCCTCGAGGAGCCGGCCGCGAATCAGACCTACATGCAGCTCGGGTTCTCGACGCTGGCCGCCGCCGCAGCCCAGGCCGGGGCCGCCGGGGGCGAGCCGCCCGCAGCCGAGTCGGTCGCCGAGGCTCCCGCCGCCGGCGGGCCCACATCTGACGTGCAGGCCGTGGGCGGAGTCGAGCTGCAATCGACCGCCCTCAATGGTGCCCAGGTCACGGCGCTCCTCGAGGTCCTGGCTCAGGTATCCGCCGGAGCCCTGGAGAACGACGCCGCGGTTGCCCTGATCACGTCCGCGTTCCCGACCGTGTCTGTGGACCTGGCCCGGCAGATGGTCGACGGGGCCGTCGTCACCACTCCGCAGAACACCGAGGCAGGAGGTCAAGCCGATGGAACTTGAGCGCCGGTTCTTTGCTCTCGTCGACGAAGATACCACCGAGACTACTGTCGAAGTTCGCGAGGATGAGTCCCCGAAGATCCGCGGCCTGGCTGCCGCCTATCGGAAGTGGTCCCTCGACCTCGGAGGATTTCGGGAGATCATCGAGCCCGGGGCCTTCGACAAAGTCCTATCGAAGAAGAAGCTCGACGTCGTCGCCTTCTTTGACCACGACGGGCAGCCGCTCGGCCGCACGACGTCCGGCACGCTGCGGCTCGCGACCGACGAGCGCGGCCTGAACTACGAGATCGACCCGCCGGACACGCAGCTCGGCCGG